TAGGATGCTGCCGCTGTATCTCTATATGTTTACGTCTATCTGCAGCAGAAAACAACCCCTTCATCTCAATTATTATGCCATTGTCTAACTCAAAGTCAGGCGTGTATGTACGGTACTTTAGATCCTCCCATTCTATCTTTAGCTTTTCATAGGCTACAATCTTCTGCCTATCCTTGAGGTATGCAGCAGCCTCAACTTCAAGACCACTGCGATACAAACGTGAGTTGTGTTTCCTAACCATCAAGATACTCAGGTGCTACGTAAGTATAGTCAACCTCTTGTGGGTTCTTAGACTTACTAGGGATGCTAGGGCGTGGCTGCAAGTTAGTGTGACACTTGTGCTTGAAGCTACAGAACTTACACCCTGATGGCAGTACCCAGTTGCCTGTCTTCTTACGGTAGAATGTTTCCTCTACTGGCTCAAAGCAACGCTCAAAGGGTTCATCATTATCTATGTAGTCTACGAGAGCTTGGATGTCAGCGAGTACTGCTTCCTTGTCCACTCCCTCAGAGGCGTCTACATACTTGAACTGTCCATTTGCTTTGTTGACTACCCACCAGCCACCTACATCCTTTCCAGCGCCCTCTGCGTAGCCCACAAGCTGTGCCACGTAGCCAAAGCTGTCACCATGTGCAAGAGTATCGAAGGAAGCGAACTTGTTATCGTATGACCACGGGGATGCAGACTTAACATCATCAATGCGCCCATCCATCTCCATGTCATACTCACCCTTGATCTCCTGACCGTGAGGTAACTTGAGTGTAACCCTATCGTTGTCCTTAAACTCTACACCAGCGGAGCGTAGTACTCCCTTGAACACAGCCTCAACAATATCGCCAAGGATCATGTTCATCAGGAACGCTGGAGGAAAGGGTGTCTTATCTGCAGGATCATTCTTCTCAAACCACAGCTGACACTTAGGCTTGCCAATGTTAGACATGCGTAAGCGAAACTTATCACGAGGGCCACTATCAAACTGCTTATACAATGCAGCCTCAACATCGGAGGCGACTTGTTTAGCCACCTCCTCTGTCATAGTACTCTCGCCAGCCATAGCCTTCTGTAAGAAGTTGAAGACTTTTAACTCAGCGGGATGATTCATTACTCCACCTCAATGAAGTCGTTGTTAAGAATGTCCTTGACCACAGCCTCATCAGCTGCTGACATGCTCTTATCGTTACGCTCATTGTGTAGATCAAGTACCTTACCATTCATGTACTCAACAAGTTCAATGAAGTCCTTGAGTGTCTCATTGTCACTGTCAGACAGATCAACGCTGCTACCTAGCTTGGCTTCAATCTTACCAAACTTAGCACCAGTAGGGATGCTATCCTCTACACCAGACATTTTAATGGTAGACATGATAGGCAGTAGGTTCTTACGGTTCAAACCGTTCAGTACAGCATCAATACTCTTGAGTGATTCACGGTTCTTAACATCCATGACCACAGGTATATCAGTATAGTTTCCTGTCACTGGTTCACCCTTGTCATTGATAGGGTTGTCTAGTGTTACCGTACCAAAGAATACCTTAACACGCTTGACTGAACGCATGATCTGTTTGGTAGCCTCAGGTAGTGACTGGAAGTCTTCGATGTACCCTGTAGGACGCCCAAGGTTAAAGCCACCAATGCTGTCCTTCATGTCACCGTTAAGTGCGTTAGACAGGACAGACTTCTCCATCTCTTCTGTCTCACTGTTCCAACGCTGCCACTGTTGGCGCTGGGCAAAGACACGAAAGGTAATGCCATTGCTGTATACCTTGTCTTCACCCTGCACCAGAGTGAATGCACCTATGGGAACAACCTCTGTCTTGATTGTCTTGCCGTTGAACTCAACCTCACCCATGATAGGCTGGTGGATCATACCGACACGTGCAATAGATGGTGTAGCCTGCTGTGCTGGTGCAGAAGACACACCCATAAGCTCAGCCATAGACTGCCCACGATCTGTTGCTATTTGTAGTTCATTGCTCATTTCTATATCCTTTTAATAGAGTCAAAGAGTACCTAGTTATACCTCAAACATCCACTGTGTCAAGCCAGTTGGGGCCGATTTTAGCTTCTAATAGTAGAGGCACATTCATTCTTATTCCATACACTGACTCAACTAGATCAGTCAAGCCCTCATTCATATCATTTACCATACCTAGTACCTGATCTACTTCGTCAGGGTGTATGTCAATCACTGTTGAGTCATGCACGGTATTCACCAGACAGGATTGCATAGGTTCAAGACGCTTGTACATCTCATTGAGTACGACAGGTACTACATCACCTGTTGCAAAGCCCTGCACTGGATAGTTCTTGATCATTGTGAAGTGTGTCACACTCCCGTTTGACCTACGAGATATGTCAGGGAAAGCGTACTGTCTGCCTGACACATTGGTAATCTTATTGAAGCGCATTGCCTCCTCTCCTAAGTTCTTATGCCATGCTGCAATCCCCTTATACTTATCAATGAACTGAATGTAGTACGCCTCCTCTGCCTTACTTCTGCCATAACCTGTAGCCCCAAAGAGGGGTGCGAAGGTGTGTTCCTTTGCTTGTTGCCGTGTCGTAGGCTGACCCGCATCAGAGATAACCTTGGCTGTGTAGCTGTGAACATCGAACCCTGTGTTAATCTCCTCCATAGCAATCTCATCCTGGGCTAGGTATGCAGCAGTCCTAAACTCAAGCTGGGCAAAGTCAGCCTCACATATCTGACCGCCCTTCCAGCGTGACACAAACACACGCTTAACAGGGAATGTACCCCCACGTGGCATGTTCTGCATGTTAGGTTCCTTACCACTGAAACGTCCAGTAGCTGTCACGCTCTGAGTGAGCGTAGCATGTAGGAAGCCATCATCCTTTGAGTAGATACCTATACCATCCACAAACGTAGACAGGTAGCTGCGGATAGCTGAGTAACGCAGATAGTCTTGCAGGAAGGAGACAGCATCATCCTTGTTGTGTGTCTTTGCTGTACCTATTAGCTGTTGTATCTTGTCCTTGCTTGTGCTGAAACCATTAGCACTTACCCACTTTTTGTTAGGTGCAGAGAAACGCAAGCCAGCAATCTGATCTGTATGTGTTAGTTGAAAGCCACGTGCATCACAGTCCTTGCACTTATTAGGCTTAGCAAACCTAGTGCCATCCTTCTTGGTCTTGTATGTCTTGCCTTCACCCTCGCATGTAGGGCAGGTAAATGCCTTGGTGCGATAGATAGGGTGACTGTTAGCCTTTACTGCTGAGCGGAATTCCGCCGAGTTATTAGTGAACTCAAATAGTCCATCCCATTCCTTCTTGTTATTCATACGAACACTGAACACAACCTGTGACATCTGCTCTGGTGAGCCTATATTGATAGGTGTGTCACCCATTAGTTCACGAACACGTTGCTGTAGTCGTGTCTCTAACTCAGAGCGTTCATCCTCAAACTGTTCACGCACCCGTTCTAGTTCTTCAAGATCCACCCTGATTCCTGACATGTACATTCTGGTGAGGGTCTTACAGGTATCGAAGGTAACTTCTCTGACGGTGTGTAGGGACTTACTCTCTGGGGTTGCGTAGTCTGCTTCGATACTGTGGAACAACTCACTAGTTGTGAGCAGGTCAGCCCTAGTATAAAGGCTAAGCTTACTGAGATCAGTCTCATTGGTGTTGATACCTTTCTTGATGCACGTAGATAGGTAGTCTTCCTTCTGCTCAGCTAGGTTACGGCGTATAGCACAGGCGCTAAGGGATATAGCATCCTTCTGTCCACGTAGAAGTAGGTACTCAGCCAGCATCGTGTCATAGATAGGGCCATCGTAGGTGAAGCCGCTCTCCCACAGCCACATCAAGTCATGCCTAGCATTGTGCATAATGAGCAGGGTTGTCATGTCCAGCACACTTTGTATCAATGCACGACCTGCACCTGACGTATCCTTAGCTTCATTATGATCTAAGTTTACAATGTGTAACTCTTCGTGATTGTCAGCATTTACCATGCCAACCTGAGTCAGTGTGTTGGTAGGCTCAAAGGGATCGTTAAAGATCTTGCCATCCCTCCAAGTCACACTGTTCTCAACGTCTAATACTAGTCTCATGTCTATCTCCTAAGCTGTGTAGATAGAACGTGATCCATCTAGCACACAAGTAATCTTACCCTGATACCCGTTTAGTTTGTTCTTGGCAAGGTTAAGATAGCGTACTGGATCTTCTTCTTCACCCTCTACCTGCATAGTCTTGCCAATAAGTAGCATCAGGTCAGCCTCAGCAGCCTTGCCTGTCTTACTACCTTCCATCATAGACTGATTAAGATCTGCCTTACCTTCTGCCTCAGCACTCAACTGTGACATCCATATCACACAACAGTCATACTGCTTGGCAATGTTACGGGCATGGATAGCTGCAGCCTTGAGGGTGATGTCACTACGCTCACTCTTGATGTCAGAGAACTTGTCACCCATGTCCAATACTACAACGTCAGGCTTCTCCTGTTTAACTACAGACTCAACCCATGCCATGCCCTTACCTGTACTCTCTTTGAACATAACGTTCTTACGCACAGGCTCATAGCGCATACGTGCTAGGGCTTGGTTCTCTCGTACCTCCTTCATCGTCATGTTAGCAGAGGCGCTGACGTAGCGTGATGCCACCCGTGTGTATGCCTCCTCATTGCACAACACAATACAACGTGCGCCCTGATGAGCAAAGCCACCATCCGCTGCGATAAGTGAGGCATGGAAGGATGTCTTACCTGTGTTGGGACGTGCGCCTACCACAACAAGATGCCCACCACTGACACCCTCAACCTTACGAGCTAGGCTAGGTATGTTGAATGACCAGCGAGACTCAAGAGCGGTAGCATCTAGGATTGTATCAAGATCATCATCCTCCCAGTCTACACGCAGGTTAGGGGTAAAGTCATTCTTGTATTCTTCAAGCAGTTGACGTAAAGGCTCAAGGCTATTCTCTGTGCCATTCACATAGTCAAAGCCAAGGTTAGCAACCACATCACCAACGTGCTGCTGAAATAGGTGTGACAGGGTGTCCTGTGCTATCTCCTCCTTGATAGGCTCAGCAATATCAATGCGGCGGAAGAGTGCATCGTATGCTGTACGTGTGGCAGTGGTCATGCTCTGGTTCATGCGGTTGAACACAGCCTGTAAGTCCTGCACATTCATGTTACCGTCATAGGTTTCCATTGCACTATCTAGTGCCTGCTTGATCTTGCGTACATCCTTACTAAAGATCTTATCGGGGCAGCGGATACCCTTGTGTTGTTCATAAAAGTCACGGTCTAGTAATGTTTTAATTAGGGCCAGTTCCATCATTGTTTTTCTCTCCTACAAAGATACGGTATATTACTTCCAGTGCAATCAAAGGCCACAGGAAAGTAAACTTGATAGGGCCAGAGTTGTCCATCTCCTCATCCTCTGGCTCTACCATATGGTATAGTAAGGGCAGTGCTAACACATACATTGCGAAAGCACCACCCAGGAAATACATTCCCTCATCACTCATGTTTCACCTCCAAGTAGTATGACCCTTCACTGCTCTTGTATGCAGCCATGATGTCTAACCACTGTTGGGCGCTCATGATTAACATCTGATAGGAATCCATCTCTGGTTCAAACTGTCTCATGTAGACATCACCATCGTCACCAAAGATAACCTCTACATCCTCATGTAAGTTATTCTGATCTAGCGTTGTGATAACAGCTGCATCAGATTCAAACTCAACTGTGAACATCTGGCTGCTCCGCTACAATAATGTTAACGTGTGCTACGTTACCTTCAACACGAGTAATCTTATACTCTAACCCTGCCTTGGTAAGTAACAATCTTAGTTGACCTACAGGTATCATAGCTTCTCCTCTCCATTAAGTTGATTGATACGCATCTGACAATAGCGTTGAACTTTCTCTAAGTCAATGATCTCACTTTCTACCTGCGTCTTACCCTCATACATCTTGTACCCTGCACGACTGGCATACTTAACGATGTTGCCACGCCAGAACTCAAAGCCATTACGCATGATGTAAGTGATAGGCTCAATGGCCCACCGTGCGTAGTGCTTAGGTTCATTCACGATGTCTGCTGTATGTTCAGCCAATACACTCTCCTTAAAGTCTTCACGTTCTTTTATTAGGCGATTCCATTCACTCTTTATCATCATTCTCTCCGTTCTTTGCGTCACGTTCCTGTGCAGCCTTACGTTCCTCTGGAGTCATAGGTCTAACGTCTGTGAAGTCTGCCTCTAAGGGCCACTCATTGTCTGTCACGGCATAACTCCTCATACTTAAAGAACAACTGCTCGAACTTCCACTCGTATAGCTGTTGCATACCCATCAAGGTGTTCATCATTTCATCGTGCGTAGGCTCACGTTCACCGTCACCTATCTGCTTGAACACCACCTCAAGGTCATTACATACACGCCAACAGTCCAGTATCATTGGCTCTAAGTCGTACAGTTTAGCCATCATCATCCTCCGTCAGTGCATCCCATGAGACAGGGAATAGTTCAATCATCTTGTGGTCAATCTGTCGTGCTACCTCTCGTGTCTCTGCCTGTGTGTCATCCTTGCAACGCAGGTTACACATGTCAGCGAAGGCATCTAGGCTACCTGACCAGTACCACTCAGTCATGTGGTTCAAAGGTAAAATACCTCTAGCTTGCTCTTCACAAACACCTGTCTGTAGTAAATACCTGTACTGCTTAACAGCCTCAATGTGAGCATGACGTATAACTTCATCCTGCTGTATGCTAAGTATCAGAGGATCACTACTGCCTTGCTTCTTGTCCTTAGCAGCTGCACGTAGCTTTGGTGTGTAGAACTCAGGCTCATCCTTGACGTAGCGCCTAGATATTTCGTTCCATCTCAAGAACTTATGCTTCACTAGCTGTCGTGCTACATAGACGGGAGCCTTAACGTGGAACGATGCAAAGCAATGACCAAAAGGACTGATGTGCTTGTGCTTGGCTAAGTAACGAATGAGCTTATCGTCTTTCTTCTTGAGCTTAGGTGGCCCCCAAGGGTCATCCTCCATCTCAGAAGTCTTACCGAAGCTGACCCGTGCAGCGTTAGCTACAGTCAGGTCATTGCCCATATGGTTTATGTATGTTGCTTTAATCACGGATGCGTACTCCAATACACTCTATTGTCTCTAGTTTATCGTTGACTAACACAGAAGCTATGCGTAATTCTGTCATGCACTTTGTTTCATTGTCGAATGTGCCAAGGTGGTGATACCTAACTCCCTGCTCTGGTACAGCATCGAACCATATAAGTAAGAACATTAGTTTCATCTACATATCTCCTTTAATTGTTTAACGTCATCGCTAACTTTGTACTTGATGTCATCAAATAACTTCATAGCAACTGTTTCTATTCCTGTCCAGAGCCTTATGTCTCTGCTGAACTGTAAAGTTTTATCCATTGCGTCAGGGTCAAGTGCAACCACTGCCTTGCGGTATGTGCCTACCTTATCCATATGTTTCTTGGATAGGGATGTACCAAGGATAGCCAAGGCTGTGACGTTAGGCACTAGCTGGGTGGCAACGATAGCAGATACGACATCCTCTACAAGTAGAACGACATCACCTGTGCCTGCTGTGAAGTAATCAGCTGCGCCAGTGTAGCGATACCACTTGGGTTGTGCTCTCTTACCCACTGCACGGCCCACTGCATCAATGAGCCTTCCTCTGTAGTGTATCGGAAAGACAGTGCGCTCCTGTTTAACGTCATACATCAAGCCAGGATAGTCACGAATACCCCAGCGCATAACAAAGGCTGTGTGCTTCTTATGCTCAAAGGTAGGGGACACTAGGTAAGCGGGGATCTCCATGGTCTCAGCCTCCTCTATGGCCTTCTCAGGGGGTGGTCTCATACGCATGATGATCTCTGCTGCTGTCATGTCTGTATCATAGATGCCACCAACCCGACAGCCTAGCTTGTAGCAGTTGTACTTCATCGTGCCACCATCATTCATGGCTGTGAATGTACCTCTACCCTTACACTGAGGGCAGTTACTGCGATAGGTGTCACCATCCTGTAGGTTGAGCGCCTCAACGTAACTACGAATGTTCATCGTCATCATTTCCTCTAGCTGCTAGTGCCTTCGATGCACCGCTGAATGTGTTGACCATGTAGGGTTTGATGGACGTTATGTTCTTGTGTCCAGTCACCTGCATGATACCTGCTAAGTCTACCCCACCCTCCATCATCTCTGTCACTGCCGTGCGCCGTAAGTCCATGGCTGTCAGGGTGTTAGGTAGATTAGCTTCTTTCAGTACGTCATTGATAAGATAGCTTATTTCTAGTTTATCGTAGGGTGTGTATGCACCTGCTCGTGGCTTAACACGGGGTGCTACATAATCCTGAAACTTAAAGTCTTCCTTCTGCTGGCGCAGCATATCACACAACCCTGATGAGATAGGGAGGTGTACCTCTGCGTTGCGTTTGCTCTGAGTTAAGTCCAAGCGGCACTGAGTTAAGTCTAGCTTATCCCAAGTGAGAACACGCATGTCACCAACACGCTGCCCCCAATCATATGCCATGTGGACGATCAGACCAATGCTGCGCCAACGGAAGTCGCCATAAGCTGTAGCAAGGAATGTCTGCACTTGATCTCGGCTCCATAGTACACGCCGTGGTTGACCAGACCTGGTTTGTACTAGAGCTACTGGATCGTGTGCCATTACGTCATGCCTCATCGCATGTTTCCACGCAATAGATAACACAGACTTGCGGTAATTCGCTGTGCGAACACCAGAGGATAACCAATCCTCGTAAGCCTGAGTGAGGTGACGTACCTTGATAGACTTATGGCGATAAGCCCCAAGTGCCTTGCCCTCAACTACAGTGCTGCATATCGCAGCCAAGTGGATGTCATAGTCTTTCTGTGTAGAGCCTGCCAGACGACCAAATACAGCAGACTTACTATAGAAATCAATGACTTCCTGTAGTGTGGATGAAGCCTTGGGGATCTTCATGTTACTTTCCTTTCACGTTAGCGTACCAGAGGTACAGGAATCCTATAAAGTAAGCAGCTACTACTGCTAGTGGTAGGGCGTGCATTAGAAGTTGGGATACCATGCGTCTCCTCTCTCTACATGTTCCTTAACGTCTTGGGCTACAAGCTCCAATGTCTTAGCCGTTCCACCGTTCCAGTACGCATCATCAATCTGTTTCAACAGTTTGTGGTAGTAATCAGAGGCAGGCATCAGGTTAGTGGTGTTGAATGGATATACTGTCATAGTTTTTGTATCCTGTCATTACTGAATGATAGCTCGTTGCCTTCTGCTGTCTTGAAGATAACACGGCGTACACCTGTGCGCTTGAACAGTTTGATACGAGCCTGGTTAGCATCGTGTGGGGTAAACACTGTGGTGACATACTCACCATCAGGCTGACCTACACTTGCATATACTTTTATGGCACGACTTGCAATCATTATTCTGTCTCCTCGTTATAATACCATGCGTTAGGATCATCAGGTAATACATACGGCTTCCAGTGGTTAGGATTACCGTCATTACCTACAGGCGCTCTAAAGTCAAACATTTGTTTTAACGCATAGGCCTTGTCCCGTGCGTCACTTAGTTGTGACAGTCGAACATCCATCATCTCCATTGTGTCATCTACCAGTGCATCAATGGTGTTGTATACTTCCAAGAGTATTGCTACTTCATCACGAGTTAGTTCTGTTTTGATTGTCTTAGTCATTTGTCTCTCTCCTTCATGTATTGCATTACAATACTTTTATTAGTGGATATGATGATAACTCTCCCATCACCATCATACCCTGTGTATTTACCCTTATGCTCCACTAGTTTCATCAATCAATACATAGCGTGTGTACTGCTGACCTGTCACAGGGTGCTTACCCTTAACGCCATCAATGCGGTAGCCTGACTTGCGTAGCTCAGAGATACGCTTAGTGAATGACTGGATGCTGTAGTCCAGCATAGCCTCACGCTGGGTCAGACCCTTGGTTGCACGAAGGTGTGTGATGATCTTAGAGTTTTGTGTGTTAGTCATGTCTCTCTCCTTTGTTAGACATTTATAGGTTAGTCGTTGTGTTTAGCTGCGTCAATGTTACCATTATATCACGTTGCCATCCTGCAACACTTCTACTTTGATACCTTCCATGCGGCTATAAGTTTCTGCATGACGTTCTGCCTCATCCATGCGCTGCACAGTGTGATAGCATATCTCTTGGTTTGTCTTCTTGCTGGTGAGTATGATGCGGATCATGATGCTGCCTCTGCAAAGTCATCCTTAAACATATCAATCCAATCACTAGGGGTGAGGCCAGTCTTAATAAACTCCCTCTCGGCATCATGTAGGTCTGGCATGGCGTCTTGAATTAGCATACCCCCTTCCCAAGCCTGTAACTGCGTGGCAGTCACGTTGATTTGCATAGTTACCTTCTTGCCTGACCAAGGGCTGCGGCGTGTTATATTCATGTGCTTAGCTCCTTTTGTACTTTGACCAGCACCTTGGCACGATCAAGGTAGTACTGCATCAGGTTAACGTCTGCATAGTCATCGTGATGGGCACTACCGCCCTGTGATGTCTGCTCCATGTCATTCTCAAGTACATCCTTGAGCATCAACAGCTCACTCGTGTATAATTCTAGCTTAGTCATTGTTTTCTCTCCTATTCTTACCGTTACTAGTATAGGGAGTGCCTCTCTCCAGTTCTTCTCTAGCCTCAACATAGGCCTTGTAGAGTGTGTCACATAAGTGGTCACGCATATGATCAGGAACTTTCACATAATCCTCTACGATAGCGATGATCCTATCCTTAGCTTTAGCGTCTAGCATTGTTACTCTCCTTTGTGTGTGACCCATACCTAGGCCTATTAGTTGTGCGTTACAATAAGTTTAATAAGTAATCCTGGAACTGTGACATTTATGCCATCTCCTCTACTGTCTGACTGTTAAACTCATAGACTGCCTTGGCAAAGCCTCGTGGTGTGGCAGATCGTATGTCTTTGGTGCGCTGAGACTTACCGCCTAGCTTCAAGTGTTGTGTGCTGTAGCCTGTCGGCTTACATGTTGGGATCTTGGTTGGCATACGGAAGCCACCACCAGTCCAGAGGCAAGTCTTCTTTGTGTATGCGTCACGATCTGCGATATACTCAGGCCAGCGTGGATGCACTGCCTCTGCGTCACTGAGATACTCACCGTATTGGTACGGGTGGAATGAGTAGTCAGGCTTGCGCCACTTAGTAGCCAGCACAGACACGGGGTTTTCTATAAAGTAGGGTATATTCAGAGACTCAAAGTAATGAGAACACTGCACAGCATAATTCACTGCCTTGTTCTGAAACTCAGGGTCACGATCCGCCTTGCGCTTGAAGTGTGCAGCGCCAGACACAGCCATGTCAGTGCAGACAGGGAAGGCCATGCCGAATACAACAGGAATACCTTTTCTTTTGGCAACCACACGCATCACATCTAGGAAACCATCAAGGCTATGCAGGTCAGCACGGTGGTAGTGGATGCCACCCTCTGTGCGCCCCTCTACAGGATGCTGGATGTCAAAGGCGTAGCAAGTATAGCCTGCCTCTGCCCATGGCTTGAGTGCCTCACCTGTGAAGTCATAAAGACTGATTACGATACCTTTGGTCATGATGTCACCTCCTTGGTCAGATAGATTATGAGCTTGTCCACATTGTCAAAGCTCTCTTGAAATGTCAACATCCCCTCTGCATCATAGCAGTTGTATGATAGCACAGACCAATGGTGATATTCTCTCTTGCTGGGGTCTACATAGTCCACGAATATCTTACAGGCATTGCCATGTTGTTCCTCTTTAATGAGTGACGGGCAAGTGTCATTCTTCCATGAGCTATTCTCCCATCCATGCGGTGACAATGCATGAAAGAGTTTATTGAGCATGTCATAATTGTCATAGTCTGCGTGTGGTACGTCTGCGATTGCGTAGATCATTTTAGTCTCTCCTATCAGATGTTATGAATACGTTTCCATGTAGTCCAAGTGATAGCCTGTAGCACATGAGGCTTGACCTTCACACGCTTGGCTGCTGTGACATACGCCACCTGTAACTCACGATATTGTTTCTTGCCCATGTTAGTCTTGTCAGAAGTCAAGCCCTCACGCTGACCACGGGCAATGTTAAGAGCGTGACCGTCAATAGTTACTTCGTCCAGTCCACGAATGTTAGAATAGAAAGAGCGTATCTTCTGCCCGTTCAAGCGTGTCAGAATGTCATCATCATCAATCAAGTCATCCTGTAGAATAGACCACGCCTTCTGTTTCATCGTGTTATAGCATGACACCTTGAAGTCATCCAAGCTGTCGCCACTCTGCCATGCAGCGCACATGGTGTCAGTGTCTTTACAGTTACGCTCCCACCGATTGTTAGGCGATAGTGCCGCCATGACACCAATCACTGTATTGATAGGGAGCTTGTGAGTGTCAGCTATTTGTACCGCCACACGTTCTGCCCTAGCGTACCATTCCACGCCATTGAGTGTGTCATCATTGGAAGCTTGGCGGTAAAGTTTAAGAATGTTGCGAACATATTGGGTCATCTGGTCATCCTTTCGGTGTTAAACTATCCAGAGAGTAGGCACACCAAGCG